GTGCTAAACGATACCAAAATAAAAGCCTTAAAAGCTAAAGACAAAAAATACTATATTGCTGATTTTGACAACCTACTTCTTTGTATTTATCCGAGCGGTAAGAAAACTTTTATATTTAATTATAAATGTCCTAAAACTTTAAGATACAAAAGAATAACTCTAGGAGAATACCCTACCCTCAATCTTGCTAACGCTAGAAAACAAAGAGATAATCTAAAAGTAAATTTAGCTGAAAATGACAGTATAAGAGAAAAGTATGAAATAACATTTAAAGAATTAGCGTTGGAAAAAATGGATCTTAAAAAACTTGAATTAAGCGAAAAAACCTACAAAAGCTATATGAGTTATTTACAAAGATTTGCTTTTGGAATTTATGGAGAAATTATATTAGATAAATTGCAAATCAAGGATATTTTAAAAAGTTTTGAAAAATTTAGAAAAGAAAATATAAGAGAAGGTGCCGATAAGTTCTTTACTCTTTTAAATGAAATTTTTAGACATGGTGTTATAAAAGAATATATTAAAAGTAACCCCATGGCAAATCTAAATAGAAAAGAATTGCTTATAAATAAAGCGAGTAAAAATCATGCCACCTTGTTGGAAACTAAAGAAATTAAAGCATTAGTAGATAATATAATTGATTACAAGGGATATATTAGTGTAAAAATTGCAGCAATGTTTTCTTTATTAACTGCACAAAGAAGCTTTAGTATAAGAAGTGCAAAATGGGAAGATATTGATTTGGATAATGGCGTTTGGTATATACCGCAAGAAGATATGAAGATGAAAAGAGCACATACTATACCTTTAAATTCTCAATGTGTATATATGCTTAAAAAATACAAAGAGATGAGTATTAATACGGGCTATTTATTTTATAGTTTAAGAAGTAAAAGTGAAATTATAAGCGATAACACAATTAGATCCATGTTTAGAAGAATGGGCTACTCTAATGATGATTTTACACCTCATGGCTTTCGTGCTATGTTTAGCACCCTAGCCCATGAAAATAGAAATAAACACCAAATGAGTAGCGATATTATAGAATTGTGTTTAGCGCATGTAGAAAAAAATAAGATTAAATCTGCGTATAATCATGCTTTAAATTTAAAGGAAAAAGCTATCCTTATGCAGTGGTGGGGAGATTATCTTGATGAGATTGCTGATCTAAATCAACAAGTCCGAAATATTTTTTTATAAAATTTTCAATATCTTGTTTAGGATACAATCCCGAACAATTTCTATGTTGTTTAAACTCTCTAAATTTGCCTTGTTTGGCGTATTTGTGAACTATAGGCTCTTTTACTTTTAAAAGATTTGCAACTTCTTTTCTTGTGTAGTAATCTCCGATATCTAATCTAATCATTTTCAACTCCTAATCTTTTATCTATAATTTCAAAAATAGTATCCTTGTAATAATTCCAAAGCCATTTCTGTTCTTCATCTTCTAAATCATCAACGCTTAAATTACGCCATTCTTTTATTGTTTTAGTATTACAACCTAAATTCATCATAGTTTTTGTAAAAGTCACAACATAGGTATCAACGACAACACTAAAGATATTTTTCATATCTCCTATACAGTCCCTAAGATCTACATTTTCAAATATACAATTTTCAAATTCTGTTCTTAGAAAATTACAAAAATGGAAACTTGCTCCACTAAAATCGCAATCTATAAAAAATGCATTCTTGCTTGAAATATCATTTAAATTAGCGTTTTTAAAGCTAGTGCCGTTTATAAACACATTATCAAAATCTAAGCCACTTAGATTTACATTTTCCAAATTTGCATTATTCAGGGAAATACCTTCTAAAATGCAATACTCAACTAATTCTTTTTCACTTTTTCTATCATTTTCGATAATGATAGTTTCATCAAGTCTTTTTAAAATTCCCATCTCATCTCCTTAATATTTTTTTCCATTTTTCTTCGTATTCTTCATAATTTTGCCAATACTTAAGCTCTTTTTCTAATTTATTTAAAACAGCTTCAAAAACAGTATCTTTACCTATTTTTTCTGCAACTAAACTCATTTCCCATTCTTTTATGCAAAGAATTCCGTAATCACGAGCTAGTATTTTTCTAAGCTCTAGTAATTCTTCCTTGCTGAGTTTTCTTTTAAAACTCAACTCCTTTTTATTTTCTAAGTCGTATTGCAATGCTTTGATTTTATTTTCATAATGTTCCTTTTGTTGTTTAAGTTGTGATTTATAACCTAAGCTCTGTCTAAAAGCTAGTTTTTGCATTTTCTCTTGTTCAAGGTTTTTTAAGCGTTTCTCACATTCTATAAAATAACGCCTCGCTTGTCTTCCTTTTTCGTTGTTTTCAACCATGCAAAGTTCTTTGGCCATATCTAAGGTCACATAGTATTCTTTGCGTGGGCGACCTTTTGTATAAACAAGTTCTATAATGTAGTCTTGATTTTCAATAAAATTGTAGTGGCTGATACGATTTTTAATCCAGTTCGCATATTCTTGCTCTGAATTTAAAAATTGGAATATTTCTCTTGCGTTAGCCGAATTTATTTCAGCACCTATTGTTTTATCATTGTAGATTTGAATTTGCATTTGATATACTCCTACTGTGTAAATGATTAGTAGAAATATATCTATAATTAACTTATAATATACTTAAAAATAATGTATTAATATATTAAAAGTAACCTGATGATATTTAAATTTAACTTTTTGACAAAATTATCAAAAAGTTAAATTTAAGGTTTGTTGTTTTCTATTTTGTTTGCTATCAAAACATAAATGTATGTAGTTAGTGGCAAACCTACTTCATCGGCTAATTTTTGCAACTCTTCTCGCATTTTATCGCTAATTCTTAATTGTATAAGATTGCTCCCCTTACTTTCTTTCTCTTCTGCCATTTTATTCCTTTCTTTAAAACTTATTCCACGTTTAATATAACAATTTCTTTGATTTTATTGTATTCTTTTACAATTCTTAGTTTTAATTTTACTTCTTGTTCTTGTATACTAGATTTAGCAAGTTTCATTCTAGCATTAACATCTATTATATCTGCATTAGCCCAATGAGTTTTACCACCTAAAATTATTTTAAATTTTTTTCTGTCATTTGTTTTTTCAAAACCTAAAATTTTAAAATCTCCTTCAGTATCTTCTGTTTGCGTGGTATCTTCTATTTCTTTAAAATTATAATCTTCTTTATTTTGATTAGTAATAACATCATTTCCTAAACTAAAGCTAGCTTTTTCATCATCTTTTAGTATTTTAACTAATGTTGTCTTGGGAGCATTGCAAGCATTTTGTAATTCTTTATTTTTGGCGATTTCGGCTATAATTTTTGCGTTTTCATTTTGAGATTTTATTTTTTCTATATTTTCATTATGAATTAAAAAATTTCCAAATGACCAACAACCTCCAATAATTAATGCTATTGCTATAAAAAGAATGAGCTTATCTCTACTTTCCATATCTTTAATCACTCCTAATAAATTTGTTAAAAGCTCGTCTGTTTTGATTTCTAAACTACCTTCTCCTAAATAAAAACGAATTAATTTATTTTTATCAATACCATCAATTCCAAAATCCTTTTTTAATATATCGGCAACTCTATAAAAACTATCTTGATAAGAATCAATAACTCTTGCGATTTCAGCGTCTATATATCCTATATTATAGTTCTCAAATCTCCCACCCTGCAACTTAATAGTATGTTGTATTGTGCCAACTTCTGTTACTTTAATATTTTCCCCATTTGAAAGTTTTTCAAAAATTACAAGCAAGTCATCAACTGAATTTATTGATAGGCTCATTTTCTCTCCATAATTTAAGTTTTTTAATTTTACCAAAACTTTTTTTATCTAAATATGAAATTCGGCTGATCTGAGTTTTAAGTTCCGAAGAAATCAGCGGTTGGAGATTTTTTGCATCCATAAAAGCGGGTATTTGATCTAGCCTTGCATTTCCTCTTGGTTCTCTTCCTAAGGCTCTAAATACTCCGCTATGGGTAATAATTCTTACTCCATTTTCTAAAACTGCCACATCAATAGAGCTTTCATTTATTTTTAAAACACCATCTGCCAAAGATTTCAGTAGTTTCTCTTCTGCCATATTACTCCTTTATCTCGCAAACTAATTCTATATCGCAATTTTTAGGATTGGTAAAACATTCAAAGGCTTGTTTAATTCTAAAAAATGGGTCATTTAGTTGGTTTATACCAAAATTATTGCCACAAATAGGGCAAACATACAAAGAATGCCCTATAAACATAGAAAATTCGCTTTTACATTCTTTGCAAGTGATTTTAATTTTTTTAATATCCTTAATATTTGTCATTTTATTCCTTTCTTTTAATTTCTTAATTTTATCAAAAAGTTTATAAACACCTTCTAAAGTCCATTTGATTGTCTTATTTTTAAAAGAATTTTCTACTAAAAAATAATGTGTGTTTTCTATAAACTCATCATTATGCATCCTAAGATGTTTTGCTATCGTTAAGCCTGTTGTTAAGCCATAATTAATAGCGATTTGTTCATTTGTAAAAATTAAATTTGAAGTGATATTTTGCATAATCCTACCTTTTGCTAATTATAAAAAAGTAGGATTGTAGTTTTATTTAGTGTTGTGTTTTGTGTTTTTCTTTATAAAATGTATAAACTAAAGCTATTGAAACTATAACTAAAGTTACCGCACCAATTCCTAAAATGATTTCCATTTTAACTCCTTTTAGATTTAATTTCGCCAAGCCCTGAAAGAAACATAATTAAAATGCCTTCAGCTATAGCATAAGTCGCTTGACTTTGTGGAACATCGCTAAATTGCAAAGCAAAAGCTCCATTTACAAAGATACCTAAACCTATATTTCTGCCTGTGTTAAAAATAAGTTCTAACATTTTTTCCCTTTTTAAAAGTTTAGCACACTAAATAAAATTTAACAATATATTTTTACAAAATTCCTTAATTTCCTGTGCTGTCATTTTTCTCCTTTATTTAAAACATAAATTTAAGGCTCATTTCTAAAGCCCTATTTACAATACTTCTTATAAGCTCATCTCTTCCTGTACTTAAAGCTTTTCTAAGTTGCACTCCTAAGCCATCTTGTTTTAAAAGCTCTAAGGCTTTCGGTTTTAAAATAGCTTTTTTAACTTTTCCGCTTTCTAAATCCATACTCTCAAAATCCAAAAAATGATTATTTTTTAGGTAATTTATCGTATGATAAGCGTTTAATTGATGTGTTAAAAACTCTTCATATTCTAGTTTTGGGATAAAATCAAAAAAGTTAAAATCGCTTGGAATAGGAAAGGTACTATAAAGTTCTCCCAAAGTTTTTGCCGTATAGCTTTCAAAAAGCTCAATATTTTCACTCATTTAAATCCCCATTTATTGCAAAGCAAATTTAAATCCGTATTTGTCTTTAAAAGTTCATCAAAATAAAGCTCTAGTTTATCAATATAAAGTCTAGCACCTTTTAAATCATCATTTTGTATATTTTTAATTGCTAGATTTTTACTATCTTTGATAAGTCTTTGAAGCTCATCTTTTTTATCTTTAAGCTCAGTTAAACGACCTCTTGCGTAAGTAATTGTTTCTTCTTGCATTTTAATCCTTTATTTTATGCAAAACTCGATTAAATCATCGATATCTTTTAAATCATTTTTAGAAAAGTATAAATAAGCTTTTGGACTTAATAAAGTGTCCATAAAACCCATTTTATTTTCTTTTTCATATTTTAAAACTTTGCATTCTTTCAAAAAATAAATGCAAGAAACAAAATCTATTTTATAAATTTCACATTCTTTAATAAAATCATCATAAAAAAGTATACTTTTGTTAGGAAATTCATTTAAAAGTTTTGTTATAAGTTCTTTTGATAAAGCTTTAAAGCCACCTATATTTTGCATATTTACTCCTTATTTAAATAAATTTTTTTCTTGTGTATAACTTGGCTCAATAATGCCTTTGATATCTTCTAAAAAATATTCATTTTCTAAAACTTCCAAATCTTTGCTAATATAGGTTTTAGAAATTAAAACGCCTTTTATCTTATCCCCGTAAGATAGTTTTATACTTCTGTCTTTGAGTTTGTTTTTAAAATTTTCATCATTGATTTTAACTTTTATAACCTTGTCGTTAATAATTTCCCATTTACTTTCTCCGGTTAAATCTGGCTTTTTTATTATAAACGCACCTTGCATTTTACTTATTTGCTCCTTAACTCCATCAGCTGTTTTTGGGTTATAATCAAATGTTTCACTTATTCCATATACTTTTTCTTCAAATATTATCATAGGTTTATGTTTAAACTCCTTTGCTTTATGTGTTAGATCTGATACACAGGTTAATAGATTGGTTTCATTATTGTTGTATCCAAAATCTTTTAAGTCGCTTTTTTCTATAATGTTTTTATATTCTTTTGGAATATCTTGGCATTTTTTATCTTGTATTTTCTCTAAAATCATTTTTTTAGATTTTATAAGCAAATCAGCAAGTAATTCTCTGGGATTACTAATATAATGTTTTATATCATCATCGCTTATTTTGTTAAGTTTTTCAGCAATCCATATTCTTATAGAGCCTTTTTCTATAGATTTAATTTGAATATTTATATCAATTTCTATACCAAAAACAGATACTAATGAATTATTCAACTTATCAATACTTAGTAAAAAATCTGTAATTTTTTGGAAAAATAATGTAGCATTTTCTTCATTAAAATATTCAAATCTTAACTCATAAGTTTGCTCTGACATATATTTCTTTCTTTATTAATAATTATTCTTTTATTATTTTATCAAAATTTTACTTAAGCAAATAGACTTCTTTCTATATGTTTAAACATAATTTCATTAGCACTTTTAAAAAAGTCTTTTTTAATCTCAAAGCCATAAGCTTTGCGGTTTAAATTTGTAGCTGCTAAAAGAGTGCTACCACTTCCAGCACATGGATCTATAACAACATCACCTGCATCTGTAAAAATAGTGATTAATCTTTCTAGTAATTTAACAGGCTTTTGTGTGGGATGTACTTTAGGAATACCTTCATCTTTTTGCCAATCCATGCAGTTATAAATCATCTTTCCATCATTGTTAAATTTTGGAAGTTTTTCACGATATAAGATTAAAGCATATTCACAATTTCCAACTATTTTCATATTTGCTTTTAAAACTTGAGATGAGCTTTGTTTTCTAAAAACTAAATTTATATAATGATTAAAGCCATATTTTTTAGCTACTTCAATTAACATTGCTTGTTGTTCAAAAGAGCAAAAAACAATCATGCAAGGACTTTTACCGCATTCTTTAGGTTCTTTTATAAGCATTTTTGAACAAAAGTGCATAAATTCGCTAACTCTAAAATCATTATCTGTATCAAAAAACGCCTTGTTTGCTTTTTTGCTTTCTCCATTTTTATTATCCCCATTTATATACCATTCAGGAGATGAAGCATAAGCATTGTTGCCTAAATTATAAGGAATATCAGCTATTACAAGCTGTGCTTTTGGTATATTATATCTTTTAAAATTTTGAAAATGGTCGTTATATAAATTTGGTTTCATTTTTACTCCTCAGCTCTCTCGCATTCAGTGTTTATTTCTTTTAAAGTTTTCCCAGATTTGTCTTCATATATTATTGTTATCCTATAACTATACTCTCCATTTTGTTCCGAGTAACAAGGAATAAAGAATGTTCTGTTTTTATCTCCAAATCTGAAACCATAATCATTTGGCATCAGTTGAAAACTTTCTTCATCAAAGTCATAATTTAACGCTGATGGTTCTAATTGATCCCACTCTGCGTAATTGTATTCACAACAACTTTGACTATAAGTGTCCCACAATGAGTTGCCATTGTTGAACACAATTCCTTCATCATTTCCATATTTAATTATTTTCATCTTCATCCTTTCAATAATTCTTTATTTTCGTGTATATTGCCTACGACATATACATCTTCAATTGTTTTATTATTTTTATGTCTACGAAGGTCAAATAAGTACCCACCATCTCCATTAGATAATTTAGAACACAATCCCAACTCCATATCAAAACAAATAATTTCATAAAATATTTCTGAATTTTTTTCATTAGTAAATACTAAGCATTCTATAATATCTCCTATATAGATTTTATTACCTTTGTAATCATAGTAGCCTGTAAATAACTCTATCTCTAAATCATTCTTATTCTTTACAAACTCTACTTCATTAATTCTGTCAGTTTCAGTAAATGTGGTTCCTGCTTCTACAGGAGATTTGTCATATTTATGAAGTTCTATTTCATTAAGATATCTCTTTTCAGTATTATCCCAAATTCTAAAATCAAAGTCTTTTAGTTTCATTTTTATTCCTTAAAAATTTTTCAACATCTTCAAAAGCTTTCACAATAAGCTTTTTTTCATGAAAGTAATTTCTTCCGCTTGGCTTACTTTTGTAAATTTTGTAAGCCTTTCTGAGTTCTTTTTTACTTATGTGATTTTTATAATTTATTTTTTCAATTGCAATCCCATTGCTTCTTAAAAAATGACAAAAGCAACTTCTCCTCTCGCTAAATGGAACGATTTTTACAATTTCAAGATAATTAGAACGGCAAACTTTCATCATCCTCTCCTATTTCTATATATTTATCATTGCTTGAATTTTTGACTTCATTACCATAAGGATTATAGCTTTGATTTTGATTTGGAATAAATGATTTATTATTGTCGTTGTTTAAAGATTTATGCCTTGCTTTAAAAGATTTTATAGATAAAGGTTCTTTATTATTTTGAAACTCATCCATGCTTTGCATTTTTTCATTAAAAATTCTATCAAGAAAGATTTTGTTAGCAAGTTCTCCATTTTTACTTAAATATTCTTCTGTTCCAAAACCTAAAACTAAAAGTTTATTAACTAAAGAATTTAGATAAATAACTTCAGTCTGCACCCCAAAAACATTCTCATTTCCCTTTTCGCTAAAATCAAGTTCATCAATTCCAAAGAATTTCATAATGGCATTTAATTGTCTAAATCCTAAATAATTTTCTTTTTCTCCATTTTTATTGATATAGCTAAAATCGTTATTTTTAGCTACAAAAAGATTAAAAATAGCTAGTTTTTGCTCTTTTGAAGTTAAAAATTCAAAACAAATAAAAGTATTATTGCTTCCATCGCTTGCTATCTTTTCATATAAAAAGGCTTTGCGGAAAACTCCGCTATAAAGCCCACCTTCACTTAAATACTCTACGCTTGGCGCATAATTTGCCACTTCAAAACTTGCCTTAAATGCTGGTAACATTATAATTCTCCTTTTAATTGTGTTAAAAATTCATCTTTATTACTTAGAACTTCTCGTATTTTTTCACTTGTAAATAAAGAATGTTTTTTTATAAAATTGTTTTGCTCCCCAGTGTTTAAACCATTATCACTCATAAATTTTCTAAGTTCAGCACCTAAAGCTTTTAGCTCTTTTGCTTTATTTTCTATAGCTTTTTCATCACTACCCCAAACTTTTAAATCTTCATTTGGATTTAAAAATCGCTTTTCCTTTATTGTTTCTAATTCACTCTCATCAAGCATTCCAAGTCCGCAAATACTTAAGGTTACACGCCTTTTTGCTTTTGTGATAGCTTTCATTATTGCGTTTGCTAAATTATCGCCACCTAAATTTTTAATATTTAAAGCACCTGTATCGCAATCAGTTCTTCCATCTGGTGTTGCTGCGTAGGCTGTAACCATATAAATATCGCCAACTTGTGCCACTTCTGTTTTTGTAATACTTACTTTTCTTATTTGTCTTAGCTGATCTGTGGCTGATTTGTTTGCATATAAAGTAAGTTTGCCATTTAATACTATATATTCAAAAGGCTTTGTAAGCATGTTTAAGCCTAAACTTTCACAAAGATTTTTAACATAAGACGCTCGTTCTACGTCGCTCAGTTTTGATAAATCACCTTTTACCAAGGCTAACTCATAAGGATTAAAATTTATTTCTAATTTATTTTCTTCTTTTAATACAACTTCATTACTCATTTTTCATCTCCTTAATATTTTTCTCCATTTTTCTTCGTATTCTTCATAATTTTGCCAATAATCAAGACTTTGTTTTAGCTTCTTAACAACAGCATCCCAAGTTGTCATTCTTGTACTTTCTAATGCTATTTTTTCAGCTAAAAATTCAAATTCCCATTCTTTAAAACAAACAATATCATAATCCTTAGCTAGTATTTTTCTAAGCTCTAGTAATTCTTCCTTGCTAAGTTTTCTTTTAAAACTCAACTCCTTTTTCTTTTCTAAGTCGTATTGTAAGGCTTTGATTTTGTTTTCATATTTTTCCTTTTGCTGTGCTAATTGTGATTTGTAACCTATCTTTTGATGATGATTTAAAGAATTTAGTCTTAGATTTTCATCGCTTAGTGTTTTAAATCTAGCTTGTGTTTGCTCTCTTAAAAGCTTAGCTACTTTTTTGCGGTATTCTTTAGCCTTAGGACTTTTTATAAAAAAGCCTAGCATATAAACACCTTCTAAAGTCCATTTGATTACTCTTTGCCTTCCGCCTTTGGTTTGCTCATAATCGTAGAAATAGTGTATATTTTCTATGAGTTCATCGGCGTGATAGTTTTTAGTGCTATTTATGTTTTGTTTTGAAGTTTTATAAGATATTGCAACTTCTGTATTTAAAAAAATTGTTTTTTGGGTTAAAGTTTGCATAATTACTCCTGCTTTTTAATTTAAAAGCAAGAGTGTTTGTAAGTTTAGTGTTGTTTTTTTACCTTTTTATAAACCTTGTATGCTTGATAAGAAGCAATAACAAGGCAAATTGTTAAAAATCCACTGATTATATATTCGCCGCTCATTTTTTCTCCTTTCTATCTGCATAAATACTAAGTGCCATAAGTGCCACACTGCCAAACACTATATAAGTGTTATTTAGTGTGATGTTGCCACTAAGCAAAGCATAATTACCATTGACAAATAAGCCAAGTCCTATGTTCTTAAGTAACTCTAACATAGTCAAATTTTAACAAAACTAACTTAAAACACTCTTACTTTAAAAGAACATTACAGAATTATTCTGTATTCTTAGAGCAATTATACATAAATATTATATAAAAGTCAATATATTTTATAGAAAATATATATATTCTTTAAAAATAAATACATAAATTTTCTGTATTTTAAAGGTATAAAGAATTTCTTTACACCTTTAAATGCTTATTTTTGAAGCTCTTTAAATAGTCTTACAAACTCATCAAGCGTTTTAAGTCTTATTTTTAAATGATGATTTTCTAATACTAAATTTAAAGATTTTTTAGCTTGTAAAGGTAAATCATTATCATTAGCTACCCATTTTTGAATAGTAGTAAGATGCACCCCCAAAATCTCGCTTAACTCCTTTTGCGTGATATTTAACTCTTTACAAACTTCTTTAACAATGTTTTCTTTCTCCATTTTATTCCTTTTCATCTGTGATAAACTCAAATTTTAAAACACTGCTTTTATCTTCAAAAGATTTTAGGCTCTGACGTAAAGTTTTAAAAGGTGCTTCATCATAAGAATTAAAAAAGTTTGTATGACAAGCAGGACAAAAAAGAATGCTTTGCTCAACTTTTGCAATGATTTGCGTATCGCAGTTTCTGCAGGTAATTTTATAGCTTTTCATATTTATTCCTTTTCATCTGTGATAAATCTAAACTCTGCTTTTTTATGCTCTTTTAAGCTTTGCAATATATTTCCTAGTTTAGAAAAAGGGGGCTTCATCATAAGAATTATAAAAAGCATTATTACAAAGTGGGCATACAATGACAGTTTTACCTATATCTAAAGTGATTTTAGTTTTACATTGTTTGCAAGTGATTTCTAAACTTTTTAAATTTAACATTTTAATCTTTCCTTTGTTTTTATAATTTTATCAAAAAGTGCTTTATTTTTATGCTCCTTTTTTGATTTTTAAGCACATTGAAGTACTTTCCTTATAAAATTCTTTAGGCACAGTAATATTTTTTTGCTCTAAAAAGCCCTTATAATCAATTGTAGTTCTACTTTGCGGATAAATTGTAATATCCAAACATCTTGCTTTTTCTCCATTTGCTAAGGCTATGAGTTCTTTTTTAAGACTTTCTAGCTTTTCTTTAATAGGTTTAATCGTGTTTTCAAGCCTTATAATTTCAATCGTTAGATTTTTTGCTTTAGTATCTTCAAGCTCTTTATAATCGCTTTTTTGATCTATGATATAATCTAATATAAATTGCTTTATATTTTTAACCAACCATTCTTGATAAGCTTCATCTTTTGAAACTTCGCACTCTACAATCTCTTCTTCTTTATTCATGGCTACAAAAACACATTTTTCTTTACCACTGATATAAAGCCCAAATTGCACTTGAGCGTAGTATTTATCACTTGGCTTTTTATTTCTTTTGATAAAATCATACTCATCTTGCGAGTATTTAAACTCATAAATAATTCCATTTTCATCTATTCCATCTAAACTTGCTATAAACATTTCATTTTCTAGACTTTGCAAAACTACAGGAGTGATACTCACAGAATGTAAAAATTCAACCCTAGCTCTAATCAAAGGCTCATATTCATTGCCTCTTCTCATGGCTTCATTTTGATAGACTTCTTTAAGTCCTAAGATGATATCTCTTGCCTCTTCTTTAGAGTTAAAAGCACCTTTAATACCTACACAAGATGCTACCATCGATGCACCTATTTTTCCTTTTCTAAAATTTAACCATTCCACACTACCCTGCTCTAAATCAATTATTTTACAATTCATTTTATCCTGCCTTTTTTATTTTTGGAGTGCTTTTTAAAATATAAAAAGTATTTCTCGTTTCTTTGTTTCTAACTGTTTCTATTGCATAACCTTTATTTCTAAGATTATAAATATAAGCTCCAAGTCTTGTAGTAATTCTTGTATCTATGCAATAAAAATTATCTATTTTTCCTTTGTTTAATAAAATATTTAAGACTTGTTTTTCTTGTGATATTGTAGTTACTGACATTCTTTCTCCTTTAATCTTTTTACTTCTTTAATAGCTTTATCATCATTTTTAAAAACGCCTATAAGCCCTAAAGCATCAAGTATTTTTATGCGAAAATTACTAAGTTTTACATTGATTTTAATTTCTTCTTCAAACTTTAATGACATTTCATTTATAGTAGTATCTTTTAATGCTATTACACCTTTTAGCCTTTGAACTTCTTTTTCTAAGTTTCTGATTTTTTCATTCTTTTTAAATATCAAGAACATAGTTTTGACCTTTCTTTTGCATAAAGAAGCTCATAAATTTTATTTTGCAAAGAGCTAATTTCTTTTATATTTTTCATATTTGCTTCTATTTGGTCTTTTAACTGCTTTAAAAGCTCTATTTTTTCATTTTCAAGATTAGAAATTTCAGTTTTTAAAGATTTATTTTCATCTTTTAAAGACTTATTTAGCTTCATTTCTTTTCTATATTCATCTTTGCTAAGTTTAATGATGACTTGTTCTTTTGTGTGATAAGCTTTCATTTTTCTCCTTTTAGATTAATGCTTAAAAGGGGCAACTGAGTTCTTTAAAATAGGAAATAAAACAAAAAAGGTAAATTCTCAAGTAGTTAATTTGTAAAAGTTGCCCCATTTAAGCATTAAAGGAGCTTAAGAAAAGCCAAGAGCCTTGCTCTCTTGGCGTGAGTATTGTTTAAGTATAGGCTAAGCAAGGCTATTCTATAATTTTAGTGGTTTTTTAGTTTAGTTGATTGATTATTTCAATCAACTTTTTTACTATTTCTAACAATAAAAAAGCAATTTTTAAAAACTTCTCTATCATCAAAAACAGCTCCTTCCCCACCAAGAGAAATTAGCTACTTAAACTTTATAATTATACTTTCTTTTTCTTAAACCCTTAGTTTTCTGTCGTTTTTAAAGTGCAAGAAAACCTTAAAAATAGCACTATAAACAATAATAACGAGCCAAGTTTATGGATAACTCGCTAACCCTTCCGCTATTCAAAACCATCAACACGATAGCAAAGCTTAATTTCCAAGCAGTCAAAAGCTTAAGAAAGTTCTTTAATAAAAAGAACTTGTTAAACTTTTAATAAAGCTTTTCGTATTTCTTCTCAAATTTCCTTACTTTTTCCAATAAATCATAGGTATCGTTAATAAACTCATCTCCATAGGCTTGCAAAGAAGCTGCAATATCTTCATCATCTTCCAAGCTTGCTTCTAAAATATTTTTAAATTCTTGCAAAGAGTTAAAAATGTCCGCAAAGTTTTCTCTGCTCTCTAATTCATCTTTAACTAATTCTCTTGCGTAGTTAGAAATTCTTTTTTCTTCTCTATCAAAATAAAAATCTGTAAAACTCATTTTTTATCCTTTTTTTAGTTATAATTACTTTCACTCTAGGAAGGTGATGTAATGGACGAAATACAAAGCTTAAAAGCTCAACTTAATAATCTTCTTTTAAGAGTTAGCGAGCTAGAAAGTAAAGTCGCAACACTTGAAAAAAGACTAAATGACAAAGATTTTCAAGTTTTAAACGAAACTCCTAATCTTTTAGAGAAATAACAAATCCTTTGTTTTCAAATGCTTCTTTGGTGATTAAGTTTTTAACTGCATTATCAAGAACATTAGCTAAAAACTCTTCCAAAGAAGCGTAACTTTTTGAATAATTTCTTTCAAAGGCTATTTCTAGCATTTTTTTAATATCAGGTCTTAAATCTAATTTAACCTCTAGCATTTTTTCATCCTTTTTGTTTTGTTGATAAAAGTATATAATAAAGAAACTTAATTAAAATTTAATTTAGTATATTAATTAGAAACTTTTTTTAAAAAATATTTGCGATATAATTTTTTAATAGAAAATAATTAAAAGGATTGAATTTGTTTATTAAAGCATTAAGAGTTCTTTTCATCTTATCTTTTATTGCGGATTTGACTATCATAGGACTGTTTGTTGGTATTCCTTTGTTTTTGATTTTATGGGGAATTCAATATATTATTTACGGTGAAAAAAATCCTTTTTTTGTATTTGCAAAACACAATCCTAAGCCTTACCAAAAAGAAGATATTATAGATGTTGAAGTGAAGATGAAAAACCAAAAAAATCCTTAAAAACATTTTTAGAAAATTGGAAGGATTAATGCGATGGATATAAAAGGTTGATGGGGTATTGAGAGGAGAACTCAAAAAGCCCTTTATAGTAACTATTAATAAGTGCAAATTTTAGCAGTTTGTTTATTTTTACAAATGCATTTTTTTAATAAAAATATGTTTAATATATTTTTTAAACGAAGCTTTCATATTGTATGTTTCTTTTAGGGTATTTTTATAAAACCCTATAAAATCTTCATCATTGATACCACCATCAAAATAATCATTTATTGATGTGGCAAATATACGAATAGTTTTTTGTAAATCATTTTCCTTAATAAGTCTTGTATATTGCAAAGCTTCTATATGGGATATAATTGCTGTCAACCTTAATCTATTTCTTTCATCTTCTTTAGTTTCTTTATACTCTATTGTTTTTTCAAAAGCTTCTTTTATTAGCTTTGAAATTTCTTTTATTTCATCTTCGCAGTATTTTATACAATCCTTATTAATCAAATAACATATATTGGCAAATGCTATAATTGAACCAAGTGTAATTATTTCTAACATTATTTAGTCTTAAATATCTATATATTCTTTAAATTTCTCTTCTAATCCTAAATTTTTTCTACTATACAACCTAATCCTTTTCAACAACTCTTCACTTCCGCCAAGCTCTTCTGCAAGCACTCCAAAAGCCTCAGATAAGAAAGACGGGTTAAAAGATGAAGTAATATCAGTTCCATCAATATCTATAAAATCATATTCTTTAAGCATGGGTTTTAAAACATCTTCTCTAAATTCTTCCCCCGATTTTTTTCCTAGATGTCTAAATCTAGGTCCAGGTTCTTCTGTAAATTCTTTAGCAAAATTATATTCTAGTTTTCCTTTCATTTTTTTTCTCCTATTATCCAACGAACTAATGTGCCTTTAATATTTCCTTGTATTGCATGAGTTCCTTTATTTGTTGAATAGCACAAACTATCTGAATAAAGCTCTAATATTGCATTTCTTTCAGCGGATAGGCCATCTATTAATTTTTTATATACCATCATACCCAAACCTCTTCGTTTATTTTTTTTATATTTTGATAAATTTGTGGTACACAATCTTTCTAATGCTTTTTTCTTGCCAAACATATTAGCAAACTTGTTTAAATATTTAGCAAATTTTGTTTCTGAATATTCTAGTGATTGAAAAATCCCTATACCTATGTCGTAAAATATAATTTCAGTCTCTTTTGTTTTCTCGTTATACGCTCCCATAAGCCATATTTTTTTATCCTTAGAATCATCATATGCATGTTCTTTTGCGTTAGCCATTGCTTCAAAAACAGCATCCATAAAAATATCTTTATACTTCATACTTAATTCCGTTTTTTCTAAGACAAAATTTACTATTTTTATATGTAATCCATTATCTATTTCTTTTCCACAGTGACTTGCTATCTTTAAATAGTCTAGATTGGAGTTATTTGATATGTGATTAACGCATAATGCTTCCCAGTAACCTATTGCTGATAATCTTTCATCTATTTCTTTTTTTGGACTTAGTTTTTTATTTTTTTGAAATTTTTTAATATTACACATAGCCTCATTAATCAAGACAGTTAATATAAGTATTGAAGTGTTATCTATTTCATCTAAATGTCTATGATTTACGCAAATCTTATAAAGTCCAGCATGCATTTGCATATCTTTTATTTTTTGATTAATTTTGTTTATATTTCTTGGAAAAACAATATTTCCTCTTATATCTATATTATGCTTAGGAACAGTAAATGGATTTTTAGGTGGCAACTTACTGATATACCTTTTTTTAATTATATTGCACCTAGAAAATTTTTTATATTTTTCATTGGTTGATCTTCTATCATAATGCCTAAGAAATCTTTTTCCTCTGGATGTAATTTTTTTATATTTTTTCAATCTATTACCTTGCAGGATTCTGAATATTTTTCATATGTTTGTTTGTATTTTTTATAATAAAATAAATATATTCCATTTTTTTCTTTTATAAAATTTACATATGCCTTGCATCCATTAATATCGCAAAGTTGTCTATCTCTTAAATTTATTTTTAAAAACTTTAACATACTATTATAAATTTCATTTTCTTGATTAAATAAATTGGGTTTTACGCTTAGCTTATAAAAAAATACATTATATTCTTTTTGTTTTATTTTTTCTTCTTTTTTCATATTTACTCTCATCCCACCACTTCTATAAAATTTTTAAAGGTTTCAATCGCCATTTTTGATACTACAGCACCTAAGATCTCGCATTGTTCAAATTCGCTATTATCTACTTTTTTATCTTCATATTTTTTATTTTCAGAAACTAAAAAAATATAATCTGCAAAAGGTTCTTTTTTAATTTTTTTGCAAAATAAATCATCATTTTTTCTAAAAATAACAATATCTGCATTTGAAATAGCCCCAAGTGAATTTTTACTTCTATCTATAATAATAAAATCTCCATTAGATAAAATAGGTTCCATGCTATCGCCATTAATTTTTATAATATCATAACTCTTCTTTATGGGTATATCTAAAATTTCTTTTAGAAAATTTTCATCAACGGAAACAATTTTTGCTTCTTCGCTTTGAGATGATGTTCCAAGTCCTGCACTTGCATAAATATCTGGAAAATATCTGAAGTTAATTTGATTATCATTTCTAAAAACATCTTGCAATATCACTTCGTTAAAAGGAATATCTAATGCATTGCATAAAATTTTTATATATTGTGGTTTAGGTTTTGTTTTATTATCTTCTTTAGACATCAACCATTTTTTTATTGTTGCTTCTGAGCTTTCTATGCCATTTTTATATAAAATTTCCATCAAATCTTGATATGTAACTTTTTTATCTCTATTTTTTAAATAAAATTTAAATTTTTCAGTATCAAAATGAAAATCGAATATATCTCCATTTCTTCCCATATTCTCTCCTTTTTTAGTATAAAAATTATACACTTTTTTCAAGCAAATAATGTTCCATAATTAGAAACATAATTAAATATTTATTAAGTTTCTTTATTTTATACTTTCGTTATGAAAAAAATAGATTTTTTTGATTTTACAAAAATATTGAGTAATCATTATACGGTTATTAGTGTTAAAAAGATTAGAACAAATAAATCACGCCCAAGCTTTAAAAAACAAATAGAGTTTAAAAAACTCTATGGAATACCTCATGAATTTTGGGTGGATGTTCGTAGCAATCTTATAAACATACCTAAGCGTGGGAGAAAGCGAAAGGATAGAGAATGAAAATGATTGAGCTAAAGGTTAAGATGCCTGATGAGTATTTTGAACTTTTACAAAGTGTGGCAAATGATGGCGGATTTAATAGTATTAATGAGCTTATTACGGATAGGATTGCTCATTTTTTAAAATTTGAAAAATACTATAGAGAACTAGGTAAAAAGGATATTCTAAGCCTTGATAAGACTTAGATTTCTCCTAAGTAATTTGGAGTTTGGGTAGAGTATGGTTTAGGTTGTGCAGCTTGTTCTAGCTGTTTTATCCTGTTTTCTAACTCTTCGATTTTTTCCATAAGATAAGGGATGTTTTTTAACAAGTTTAAATCTTTGTCATCCATTTTGATAAGTCCTTTTCTTGATTGGGTGCAAAAAAATTATAGCAAAGGACTTTTTAAAACGGATTAAGGAATGAAATGCTTGAGAGATTGATTGAGATTATAGGATTATTTATTTTTACTTTGATGATGTTGCATTTTAGACTGTTTCTAGTGGCTGGTATTTCGGCTGGGATTTTAATATCTTGCATTTATCATTATCTAAAACGCATTTTTTATCACGGTAGTAAGGACAAATAATGTATTTAAATTTATCTTTTTTAAAAACCATTTCAAAAGGAGTTTTTTTTGTAACTAATTTATATCCTAAGTTAGGATATAGTCTTTTTGTCAAATCGTTTTCTAGCTTCATATCTTTAATACAAACTCTTTTTAGTTTTTGTTTTTTAGTTAAATATAAAAACAAAGGACGGATGCTTAAACCAAATAAAACACCTATTAAAAAATATAACAAATTTTCTAAAGTGGCGGTTTTTAGCATTTCGGATAAGAAAGAATTAAACATAAAAAACCTTTTTAATTTAAATTATAACATAAAGGAGAGTTGGTGATACCAAATTTTATAGCAAGCTTTGATGTGGCTATCGGGCGAAAAAGATTGAGAGAAAGAAAAGGCTATTTGAAATTATCAAACACTATAGCTTATGGAGGGCTTAGTGTTGATGCTCTGGCATTGTATATTCAATTAGCAAAGCTTAGTGAAAAAACGATTGTAAGTGAAATCTATTTAAGAGAGTTTATAAAAGTTAAAAATAATCAAAGAATGAGTTTAAATAGATTAAGAATTGCCAAAAAAGAATTAATCGAGCTTAGGCTTTTAGAAATTAAAAAGGTTAGAAATGGATCTTTAAATTTTTATGAGTGGATTTTAAAAGATGAAAATTATCAAGTCAAAAAGCATTTTAACAAATCTTTATCTTTGCTTAAAAACAGTGATGAAAAGCTAAGCAAAACTCTTAAAAATAATGCTTCATCAATCGACAGAAAATTAACCACTGAAAACGAAAAAAAAGAGAATTTGCATTATATAGAAACACGCACGCACGCACGCGATAATAAATTTATAAATAATATAAATATTAATAATAATAAATTTATAAAAAAAGAGAATTTAGAAAATTTAAAAAATAATCAAGAAAAGAAAGAACGCGTTTTTAATCAAAACGCCTCTTTTGTAGTGAGCTTTTTAAAACTTGATGAAAAGGAATGTGAAAAAATGGCAAAAAAAGAATTTAAAGTCCCAAATGCTAATGAGCTTATGGGGCAAATAATAGCTTTTAATGAGAAAAATGGCACAAACTTTGGCGAAGAGTTGGCTAATGATTTTATAGGTTATTGGGATGCTAGAGAGTGGAAAAGAAATGGAAAAAGAATGTCAAGCATTGCAGGCAGTCTTTATACTTGGCTTAAATATGCTAAAGAAAACGAGCTAAGAAAAAATCAGCGTTTTAACAGAAAAAAAGAAGCCAATCCTAGTGTGGTTGATAGCCTGATGGAGTATTACGGAATGAAAGATGAGAACAAAGACAAGCTCTTAGGATGCTTTTAAGGAGTAAAAAATGCAAGAAAAAATACAAATTTTAATGGACTTATTGGAAATTAATAAGGCTCAAGCAACTGATATTGTAGGTAGATATCTCAAAAGCGTTAAGGATATTCATGCTTTCTTAGATTTTTATTTCGAAACTTTAGAAAGAGAGAATATCGTAGGGACAAGCTATGAGAAATTAAGAAGAGTTTGCAAAAGAGCTGAAATCGAGTTTAAAAAGCGTTTTGAAGATAAGGAAATATTTTTAGAATGGCTTTGTAATAAATACAAAAATCAAGCTTGCTTTAGAGTTTTTAAAGGCGATTTTAAATACTCATATTTTGCAAATTACGGAAGCAATCAAAAAATTAAAATAAATCAAGAATCTATTGATTCTTTAATTTGCATCAATACTTTTAAGCAAATCACTTATAAAGATGGTGATTTGATAGCTAATGGAGAATTTAAAGAAGCTTTAGTTGATTTCATGTTCAAAAATCAAGATAGGATAGGAAGAGATTTAGAGCATTCTTTACCAGTGCGAGAAATAGAAAGAGTTTTAACTTTAGATGAAATGAGAGAGCTTGAAAAAGCTGAAGAAAAAAGGCTATTTAATGAGAATAAGAGTAGATTTGAAAAAATTCTTAAAAGCAAAATAGCTTTTAAACGCATAAGCTAAATTTAAGAAAGTCTGAAATGGAAAAGTATATTTTAAAAATTGATTTAAAAAGCAACCCAGTTCCTTATAAAAGAACCACGCAAAGATCTAAATTTGCATGTAAAGATTATCTTAAATATTTAGATTTTAAAAAACTCTTGCAAATGGAGTTTAGAAGACAAAATAATATTAGCTGTTTTCAAGCCTTTGATAAGCAAAAGAAATATGAGTTTTCTTTAAAAATAGGATTTAACAGCAAAAGGCATGGCGATGGGGACAATATCGTAAAATGCGTGTTAGATGCGTTATTTGAAAACGATAAGAATGTTTTAAAAGGCGATTATGAGATTATTAGTTTTAAAAAATCTTTTTTAGACCTAGAAATCAAAGAATTTAATTTTAAAGAAGGGGTGGCTTGATGGCTAGAATGATGACTAATGGCAAAAGCATCACAAAAGAAGAGCTTGTATCAAAGATAGAAAACTACTTTAGTGAAAAAACTGTTTTAAAAGAAACTAAAGAAAGTGTTATTTTTGCACCTAAAACAAAAGTGGGATTAGCTGTGCATTTAGGGATTTCAATGCAAACTTTAAATGAGTGGGAAAAAGATAAAGATTTTGGCGAAATAGTAGCAAATGCAAAACAAAGATGTGAAATGGATATTTTAAACCATTCCTTAATCGGCACTTATACCCCAAGTGTTAGTATGTTCTTGCTAAAAAATCAGCACGGTTATGTAGACAAACAAGAAGTAGTCAGCGATAATGTTCAAAAAATAGAAATTATAAGAAGTGAAATCAAATGAAATTAAAGCTTGACTTTTCTTACACTCCTGCACAACTTAAAGTTTTTGATGATAAAAATCCACGCTTTATAACTGTAGCAAAGGGCAGAAGACTTGGTTTTACAAGGGGAAGTGCTAAGTTTGTTATCGAAAACTTGCTTTTAGGACAAAATGTTTTATGGGTGGATACCATACAAGCAAATTTACAAAATTATTACGAGTTATATTTTACACCTGAGTTAAAAAACTTGCCAAAAGATTTTTACTCATGGAGTGTGCAAGATAAGAAACTAATTATTAATGGAGCAGTGCTTCATATGAGAAGTGCTGAAAGAAGTGAAAATATCGAAGGTTTTGGATATGACCTTGTTATTTTAAACGAAGCAGGAATTATTTTAAAAGGCAGCAAAGGAGAATATCTTTGGTATAACGCCATACGCCCTATGTTGCTTGATAACCCTAAATCAAGAGCGATTATCGGTGGAGTTCCTAAAGGAAAAAATCTATTTTATGAACTTTGCAAAAAAGAATTAAGCGATAAAAATTGGAAACATTTTCAATTCTCAAGCTATGATAATCCATTTTTAAAAGAAGAGCAAATTAAAGAATTAATTGAAGAAGTAGGCGGAGAAGATAGCGAAGTAGTCAAACAAGAAATTTATGGAGAGTTTATAGATAGCGGGGGTGCTGAATTATTTTCTCTAAGTGAAATTGAAAATGCGATGAGCAAGAACTCTTTTAGCATTGAAAAAATGCAAGGCGAGAATATTTGGGGGCTTGATGTAGCAAGATATGGAGACGATAAGAGTGTTCTTGCAAAAAGAAAAGGTTTTGTAATTGATGAAATAAAAAAATACTCACAACTTGGAACCATGGAATTAGCAAATAAAATATTAGCCGAATACAATCAAAGCGAAGATAAACCAAAAGGTATTTTTATAGATACTTGCGGTCTTGGCGTTGGCGTGTATGATGTCTTGTTAAATTATGGCTTGCCCGTATTTGAGGCAAATTCTGCAAATTCTGCAACTAGCAATGAATACTTAAATAAAAGAGCGCAGATGTATTTCACCTTTGCGAAAAATTTAAAACACATGGAGATTATTAAAGATGAAGAATTAAAAAAAGATATGAGAATGATTGAATATGAGTATAGCGATAAAGGGTTGTTAAAGATAGTTTCAAAAGAACAATTAAAAAAGAACTATGGCAAAAGTCCTGATGTTAGCGATGCGGTGGCATTAACTTTTTTTGAAAAACTATACAGCAGAAACAATACTAATGAAGATTGGAGCTATGATGGCTGGTGAGTTTTTAATGATTTATGATGCAATTGATGTAAACAAAATAAAAAAGCTTTCAAATTTAAGCGATGAGGCTATAAAGTCAAGTCTTGCAAATGAATTTTTAGAGCTTGTATCAGGATTTAATAATATTTCTAAAAAGAAATTTAAAAGAGAATTTGCGGAGTTTTTATTTGAAAAAGGAGTGAATGAAAAAGATATTTTAAAAATAACAAATTTAAGCAAAACAACAATATGGAGAATTATGAATGAAAACAAAAAGAACTAATGATGAGAGAGTGTCGTTTTTAACACAACTCATTAGAGAAAGTAAAAGTGGATATGAAAATTACAAACCACACTTTAAAGAATTGCAAGATGCTTATTTGCTTGAAAATAAGGCAATGCAAAAATTGAGAAAAAGAAATAAATCAAGTATCTACATACCAAAAATAAACGCTAAGGTAAAGTATTTAATCACTAGCTTAAATGATGTATATTTTAATAGTGAGAGAATGGCAGATATTGAAACTTACATTAATAGCGATGATACGATTATAGAGCTATGGCAAAATGCCATAGATTTTTATAGTGGTAAAATCAATATGTTTAAGATTTTTCAACCGCTTTTCTTAGATGTTTTACTTGTGGGAACAAGTATAGCTAAGCTTACTTGGCATAAAGGAATGCCACGCATTGAAAGAGTAGATATTGATAGTATATTCTTTGATCCAAATGCATTAAATAGCGAGGATGTAGGATATATAGTCAATGAAATTTACCTAACTTATAATCAAATCCATGAAAGACAAAAGCTAGGTTTTTATAAAAAAATTGAAATTGAAAAGCTTTTTGATGAAGATGATGAGTATAAAAAAGTGAAGCTTTATGATATTTATGAAAGAAAAAACGATGATACTTGGGTGGTTTCTACCTTATTTGAAAATAATTTACTTAGAAATGAAGTTACTTTGCAAGATGGACAGCCTTTTGTCTGGGGTTCAATGCTACCACAACTTAAAAAGATAGATAACGAAAACTATGTAAGTGCTTATGGCGAGCCTATAATGGCTTCTGCTATGCCTTTGCAAGATGAAATTAATATAACTAGAAATCTTTTAATAGATGCAGTAAGAACTCATATCATGCCTAAAATAATGATGCCAAAATCAATGGGAGTAAGCAGAGAAGATATAGAAACCTTAGGAAAACCAATATATACAGACGATCCAAAGGGTGTGCAAATATTACCACCACCAAATGTAAATAGTGCGGGAATAAATTTACAGCTTTTAGAAAGCGAACTCACAGAAGTTACAGGAGTTAGTCCGCAAAACAATGGAGCTCAAACTGCACAAAATGAAACAGCAACAGAAATAAGCATAAAAGCACAAGAAGGTGGAAGAAGAAGTGCTGACTACATAAGACAGTATAACGAAACCTTTATAGAGCCTTTATTTGATAGGTTTGCAATGCTTGTTTTTAAGTATGGAGAAGATAGTTTTTTTAATGGTTTTCAAAGAGAGGATATACCTAGTTTTAGATTTAAAATTCAAACCGGCACAGGTGCCATGAATAAAGAAATTAGACGTGCAGGAATTCAAGCTAGTATGCAAGTTTTTTCTGGGTTATATCAAATGTATATGAGCATAGGCGATGCAAATTCTGCTTATGGGATTATAAATGCTAGCAAAGAACTTACTAAAGAATTATTACCAATTTTAGGTGTAAAGAATGTAAATAGCCTATTTGCTTTTGAAAATAAGCAAGAAATGCAACAAGGAGAAACTAATGCTCAATATTGAAATTAAAAGCGATATATCTAAAACTAAAGGAGGAAAGAATTTAATCGAATTTATAAAAGCAAAATATAGTGAATGTTTTTATATAGCAAAAAATAACGATGAGAAAGAGTTAAGGTTAAAAGCTTTAGATACTATGGCTTTTTTAGACATAATAATCAATAAAATAAAGGATGAAGAAGATGGAAAATGATGCTTTAAAAGATTTAATTAATGTTATAACAGATGATGATAAAGGACAAGTTGCTAATAATGGCGATGAACCTACGCAAGTAGAAGATAATGAACCTATGCAGGTTGCTAATGAGAACGAGCCTGATTATAAGGCGATGTTTGAAGCTTATAAAAGTGAAAATGACAACAAATTAAATGCTTTAATGAGTGAGCTTGAAGCTTTAAAAAATCCAAAAAAAGAGCCAAGCGAACAAGAATTACAAAGAGAGCAGTATTTAAAAGAATTAGGACTTGATGGACTTGATGAGAAATTAAAAAGGCTTGAAGAGCTTGATAAAAAGCAAAAAGACAAAGAAGAGCAAGATGCACTAATCGCTAAATACGCACAAGTAGAAAGCGAGTTAAGAAAAGCCTATCCTGATGCGGATTTAAAGGCTATGGCAGAACTTGCTACAAAATTAAATGGTTTAGGCGAAGGTAATATTGACAGCTGGAAAACCTTGCTTAATTTGGTCGGAAAATCAAATAATGCCAAAAAAGCTGAAGATTTATCAAGTGCAAATAATAATGTAAGAACTAGTGATTTTAACGATAAGTTAAAAAAAGGCGAAGTTAGCGAGATAGATCTAGGCAAAGAATTATTAAGTTTGGTATAAAGGAGAAATCATGGATTTTATAACAGCTTTAAAAGGTGGTACAGGACTAGGTTCTAGCTTTGCAGATACTTTGATGAAAACAAGCAATTTTACTCCAAATTTAGCAAGTAGCAGTGGTGGTTTTTTAAATGGATTAAAAAATTCTTTTAGTAATTTTGGAGATTGGTTATTTAAAAGTAGCGATACAAACAAAATAACTAATTTTGATAGATTGGGAAATGTTTTAGGCGCTGGGGGTGCTTTATATGGTGCTTATAATCAGCAAAAAATGGCAAAGAAAAATTTTGATTTACAAAAAGATGCTTATAACTTTAATAAGTTTTTAGCCAATGAAGAGTTAAACAGAAGAAAGAATATGGAAAATAAACTTCAAAATGTTTGGAGTAATTAAATAGGTTTGGATTTAAGGAGTTTGTTTTAAAGGGTAAATCTTAACCCCTTGTATAAGGGGCTTTGTTTATTGATTGTTAATTTGCATTGACAACAATAATACAAAGTAGTATAATAACTATTAAGATTTGTAGCATCTTATTTCACCGCCTTTCTAGGTGGTAATTTAGTGCTAAGGGTGGCGACCCTTGGCACCACACCTTTTAAAATTATACACAAACTTCCTTAAATCCTTTATTTTAAAAGAAAGAATAAAGGAAACAAAATGGCATTTTATAACCCACAAAGAGTAGTATTTAATCCTGATACAGGCGTTATACAAAACGCAGGAAAAGTCGGTGGTGTCTTATATGACATCATGAGCAAAAGTTTTGATGATAAAGTTAAAGCTAATGAGTTTCAGCAAGAGCAAGATTTAAGAAAGCAACAAATGGAATTTAATCAGGCTATGCAAAATAATCAAATCTTGCAAAATGAATTTAATAATGCTTTAGCCTTGCGAAAATTTGACCTTGAAAGACAAAGACAAGTTCAAGATAATGCTTTAAATTGGGCTAAATATAAAGAAGATAAAGATTATAATCAAAAATATTTAGATTATTTAACTGGTAAAAATAGTAATATAGTTACTAATAAAACAAATAATAATTCAGGCTTTAGTATAGATGCTAATGGTAATTTAAGCGAACCGCAAACAATGAGAGATGTTTTTAGCAAAGAAAGTAATCGCGGGGATTTGTATCATTTTGCAAAAACCGCTAAAACGCAAAATATAAATTTAAATGATATTTATGGATTTGGAGATACCATAAATCAAAAATTAAGAAATACTCCTTTTAGTAATAGTAAAAACTTAAAACAAGAATTCGCAGATAAGCTAAAAGCTGAAATAAATTTAGCACTAGTTAATATCACAAGTGGCAGGATGAGCAATGAAGATAGACATAGATTAGAAGAATTGGTTAAAACAGATAGTTTTTACTTCTTTGATAAGTATGCTAAACATGATATTGAAAAAGCAGTAGAAATACTATATAGAGTAAAAAATGATGCCTTAAAAAAAGAATATATGGATATTTGGAAAACAGAAAGGTATTTAAAGGATAGAGATAATATAGAAAATTATTATAGTAATATGCATAAAAAGCTAGAAAATGAAAAGGCTATGATAAAAGATTTTATAAATGGTGGAAATATTTTAGCTTCTCAAGGGCAAAGAGTGCCATTAAATAAGATTTTATCACAACAACCGCAACAACAATTAAACCAAGATTTTTTACAACAAAACAATATGATTACATTTAGATAATAAGGATAAAAGATGACAATACAAATACCACAAGGTGCAAAAACAATGCAACTTTTTGATATGAATATAGATATACCAGAAGGAAAAACTTATATAGATATTGATGATAATTTTTTGCAGAATAAATATAATCAATTTATGCAAAATAATCAGCAACAAAACAATTTTAATTCACAAGAAGAATTAGCTTTAGATGGTAAGCCTATGAGTATGTATCAAGCACCACAAGTAAGCCAAAATGAGCCACAAGAACAAGGAGTATGGAGTAAAATAAATAAGGGTCTAGAAGATTTTAATAACCTTATAGATCCAAAAAGAATGATATCTGAAGGATTGGATTATCTTTCTCCAAAAGTTACAAGTGGTGAAGAAGGGGCAAGGCAAAAAATAGAAGATGCTACAAATCAGATATCAGGCGGGTTGTTGGCTAGAAATTTTACTAGCCTTGATAATGAAGAGCAAAAACAAATTTTTCAAATCGCATACGATGAAATAAAAAAATTAGGATATGAGCCATTTTTAGAAATAAATAATGGAGACTATAAATATATAGGCGTTGATAAAAATGGAAAAGAAGTTGATTTTACTCCTAGTTTTAGAAATACACTTGCTAGTACTAAAAACGAGTTAGCATTTTCTGTAGCTGGTGGATATGCTGGAAGCTTAGCAAAAACAGCAGGGCAAACAATAGGTAAAAAAGCCTTAAATTATTTCGCACCATCTGCAATTGGTGCTGGTAGCGGTGCTATGGCTGATCTTCATTCGCAAAGTAATAATACAGGAATTGAAGCAAGTTATATGGACTATGCTAAAAGGTTTGGAAGTGCAGCCGCAGAAGATGCCTTAGCAGGTGCTGTAGTTGGATCAGCTATAAAGGGAATAGGAAAAACATATAAAAGTGTTGGTGATTTAATAAGCAGTGTTAAAACAGGAGCGCAAGCCGGTAAAGATATGATAGATGGCATGGCGGTAAAAGGTGGTAATTTAAAAGAAAATATAGGGGATAAGCTTAGAAAAATAAGCCCTAGTATTTTAAATGATTTAGCTTCACAAGGTAGCGAAACTTCTAGACTTTATGCTAAAGAAATTGCAGATAGTAAAGGTAATGGCGTCTATGATGAGCTTTTAAAAAATGCAAATAAAATACCTTTAGAGGTCAATCAAGGAAATGCTATTGTTGATACTATTGCTAATAAGGCTAATTACTTTAAAGAAATGTCAAAAAATAAAACTATAAACAATATTTTAGAAAAAACAGAGGAAGGTTTAAGAACATTTAGCAAAAATATAGGCTCAAAAGAAGCAATACTAAATCAACAAAATCTCTTAAACATGTCTTTAATGGACGATGATTTAGCAAAAATGGCAAGAGATGTTTTAATCGCCAAGCCTGAAGTTGCTAATAAAGTTGGTAATACTTTAGCAAATAGCGATGAAGCTTTACTTAAAAACTTAAAGCTTGATAATGAATTTAGTGCTAAAAATCTTTATGATTTAAATAACACTAGAAAATTAAGAGCTTATGAAGAGTATGGAAAAGGACTTGATAAACTAGATGAACTTAATCCAAATGGCATAAAAATAGATAAAAAAAACTTAAATGATTTAATACAGAACGCTGATTTTTTTGGGCAAAACATACCTAAAGCTTTAAAAGACTTTTTAAAAGAATTAAATAGTAATACTCCTATGAGTGCTACAAAACTTAATACACGCATTAAAGAGCTCAGTGAAGAGATAAAAACAAATAAAAGCTATGATTTTAATAGCTTTTTAGAAAACTTAAAACAAAACCTATTAGATAGTATGGTAAAAAATGCTACTAATCCACAAGAAGCAAAGGAGATTTTAACCAAGATTAGAAGTGATTATAAAGCTTTTAAAACTTATGAAAAAAGCAATATAGCAGATAAACTTTCAGGCAGTGAAAAAGATATTACTAAAAAATTAAAACAACTTATAGATGAAACCAATCCTAAGAAAAACTACGAAAGCATAAGCAAGGGACTTAATGATAAAGAGTTAATCATACTAGATGATGAAATTATAAAAAGATTTATAGATAAAAACAAGCTTGAGTTTAATGGCAAGTATATAGTTAATTATCCTAAATTAATGAAAGATATTGAGAATTTTACTCCTAAAAGTAATAGTGCAAAAGAGAAAATACAGGTTTTAAAAAGTATTTATAATTTGCGTTCAAGCTTTGAGCATATCATTGATGGTATTTTTAATACCAAGGCAAAAGAAGCTGGAAAAGGCATATCAACCGACTTTAAAGCAAGAGCTATGACTATGCTTGTAAATAGCTTTACAGATCATGTGGCTTTTATTTTTTTAAGATTTGCAGAAATTGGCAAGAGAGCAGGACTTAGGATACAAATGCGAAGAGCTTTTGCAAATATTAATACCTTGCAAGATTTTAATAAAGCTAGTAAAGAATTTATAGAAAGTATTAAAGATAAAACACTCAAAGAAGAAGCACAAGAAGCTAGAAAAGAATTTAATTCAAAAGTTAAAGATTTAATCAAAGGCGACAACTTCTTCATGGATAAAGCTGATCCGAGCAAAGCAAAGAGTGATTATACTGCTAAATTTAATGTAGAAAAATGGATTAATAATGTTTCAGGAATTTTAAAAGATGAATGGGTGGTAAATTTAAAAGCTATGGCTAAAAAACACCCTGAAATGTTTAAAAACGAAGCAGATGTATTTAAGGTAATTAAAGAGATAAAAGACAATCCTACTCATTTTTTTAAAAACTATGATGATGAAGTGGCATTAATAGCTAAACCTTTAAAAGATGATAAGGTTGGCAATATAGCCATAAAAAAAGATAGTGGCAAAATTATACATATTAATAAAACAAAAGGTAAGGATTTGGAAAGATTAAATCGTAGAAATAAAGCAATGCTGACAGGTACGCCAACTCCTGCAACCACTAAAGGCAGTACTACCAATGTGGAAGGCGATTTATTACAGCATTCTTTTAAAAATTCTACCCAAACTAAGCCTAAAAAAAACTTAATGGATGATATAAAAGAGAACATTAAGGCAAAAGAAGTAAAGAAAAAGAATAAAAAAAGCGTAAAGCAAAAACTTGATGAAAAAATACAAAATGATAAAAAAGCTAGAGAAGAAAGAATTAAGAAAATAAAACAAGTTATAGCTAGAAAGCAAAAAATAGATAAGGTTAGAGATAAAAAAAATAACAGGGAAATAGCAGGAAAAATAGGCACTTATACGCTAAAAAGTCTTATTAAATTAAAAGAAAGGAGCGAAGATAAATAAAAATTAAGGGCTTAAAGTCCTTGATTTTTATCTCGTTCTTTAAAAGAATTTGGAAAAAATTATACAGAATATTATCACGATGGAAAAGGTGCTTTACAAAAACTACTCATTGAAAAACAAGGACAGGTAGCAGGTGCTTTTCATAGAAAAGATTTAGGGGATATTGATTTGGTTTGGGGAGAGGTAACAGATAAGATAAAACATAAAGGTTATGGTTTAGCTCATATTATCGATAAGCATCCTGAGTTGGACTTGAAATTAATTAGCGATATTGTCGATAAGGGGAAATTAAATAACCAAAACAACATAAGATATAGAATAGAATATAAAAATTATATTATAGGTTTAAGCAGTGAATATAAAGGAAATAAAAGAACTTTTATAATTACAGCTTTTGAAAGATACAAAGGATAAAAACAACACTTTCACCGATTGTTTTTTTGCGGTTAGCTCGGACAATTTACCAACCAACCTTTTATCAATTATAGCATAAATTCATGTAATATTTTAATTAAGCATGATAAAAAGTGGATAGTAACTGCTTTTGAAAAGAAATAGAAAAACACTAAGACAGCATACACTAGTAATTTTACAAAAAAGGATGATTGCCTCCCTTTTAACTATTTTATTAATTGTAGTATAAATCCTGATATTTTTAAACCAATGTAAAAAGAATGGCAACTCGGCTATCTTATTTAGTTTAAAGTTAATTTAACATCCAAGCATTCCAATCTTTTATTTGTTGAATTTTTAAATTGTCCTAATTGTGATAATATTAAATTAATATCATTCATCTCTAATGAAAAAATTTCTGATAAAAAATATTCAACACTTTCTTTATTTTCTTGTTTGCATAGCAAAACAATATTATCCCAATAATATAAAATAAAACTACAGAAAAAATCTTGCAATACCTTTATATTTTGTCTATCTTTACGCTGTAGAAAATGATTGATTCGTGTAGTGTAATATGCGAAATCATAGCTTTTAACATACTCCATTTTTAATTTCCTCTTCAGCCTTTAAAACACCTTTGGCGTATTCTATAATATCTATTTCTTCACCTTTATAAGCTCCAAATATTTTTACGAAATCAGGATTTAATTTTTGCTCTATTACGTTTTTTAAAGCTACTGATGCGTAATGTACTTTGGCATCAAAATCTTTTAATTTACTTCCTTTTTTTTCCATTCTTTCTTTTGATACGCTTATAATTTTATTAAGAATTTTTATTTCTTTTTTAAACTTTTTAATTTCATCTAGTTTTATAATTCCATGTTGATGATACATAAAAGAATTAAAATTAAATTTCATATCAGAATACAAACTATCACAAATTTTTTTATAAAAATCAATGCGATTTATTATTGTTTTTTGTATCGTTTTTACATTATTATTAAAACTTACATACTGTGAGCTTAAAGCTTTTATTGGCATTAATGCCATACTGCAAACTATTGATAAGCTAGTTATAGTTTTTTTAATATTCATAATTAAGATAACCTTTTGTTTGTCAATAATTTTTTTTATTTATGGATCATAATAAAAATTATACTACAGCTATAATAAAAATTATTTTATATTGTAGATAAATTAATATAAAACTTTTTTATATTATTAATCATTTTAATGATATTTACGCTTTTTGTGTCAATAATTCAATACTATTTTTTATAATAAATATCTAAATCATTTCAAAACACACTATATTTGAAATAGCTATTTTTGGAAAAATCCTTAAAACTAAACTAAGGAGAATTCAAAAATGGCTTTACCTTCAATGGGACATACAGCACCCGCAACAGAAAATGTTAAGTTAAAACAATCAATATACGAAACGATTATTAAAATTGGAGCTACTGAAACACCAATTTTAAATAAAATAGGCACTTCAAAGGTTACAAATCCTTTAACCCATAGTTGGCTTACAGACACTTTTGAAGAACCAAAAAAGAATGCAAATTTGGAATTGAGCAAATTTGTAGGGGAAACAAAAAACACAGCTCAAAAAACTACAAATGCTACTCAAATATTCATTACCGAAGCCATGGTATCAAAAGCTTTATTAAAAGCAAATCAATATGGTGGCAATGAAATGGAGTATCAAATAGGCAAAAAAACCAAAGAACATAAAATGGATATGGAATATGCTTTATTTGGTCTAGGCAGAGATAGTGATGTAAAAAAATCAGTTTTCAAAGATTATGTTCAAGCACGAGAAGCAACAAGTGGAGAAATGGCTGGACTTTTTCATTATATCGCTAAAGGAAAAAATAGCTTTTCTAATGGAAAGCGTGGAAATGTATTAGCTTTTGATGAAGCAGAAGATTGGAGCGGAACTGCAACAGAACTAACAGAAGATAAACTTAATCAAATTTTGCAAACCATTTGGAATAGCGGAGTTACGCCTAAAGATGTCTTTTTAGGAGCTGACTTAAAAGGAGCTATCAATAAATTTGCTACAAGAATTTTAGGCAATGAAACAAAACTAGCAGGTCAAGTAGTAAGCCTTGAAACAGATTTTGGAACGGTAAATTTCCATATGCATAGATTATTAAGCCCTAAATATGGTTTGGGTGATGTTTTAATTGCTGGAGATTTTGAGTATATGAAACATGGGCTTTATATTCCTACTATGATTGAAGATGTTCCAACTGATATTACTGCAAAAGCAAAAAGATTTTATACGCAAAGCACTTTAGAAGTAAGAAATGCTGATGCTTTTGCTATAGGCGTGGGATTAACTAGTGGAAATAATGCAAAGGCTAAAGCGGTTTTAGAAGCAGCAAAAGGTGAATAATGCTTTGCGCTACGGCTAAAAAACTCATTATCGCTAAAGTTAAAAATTCTTACAAAATGATAGAAGATGATGAAGTTTTGAAGGCCTATTTTATGGAAGCATTTTATTATATTTTATCAAAATGTGTTCCTAGCGTTCTTTTAAAAAATGTAGAGCAAGGCGAAAAAGTTTTTAGGCGAGTTAGAGATAATCATTTTTTGATTATTCCTGATGAGCCTGATTTTGACAATGAAAAAGAACATTTAATGATAGATGAAACACTTAGTTTTGCTGTGATTAATTATGTTTGTTATTTGATTACAAGATGCGAAGAAAAAGACTTTCTGGCATTATGTGACAAGATAATTTATGAGTATATAGCTAATGATGGCAAGGAGCTTGATGATGAAAGAACATGGTTGTAATTGTAATTTCACAAAAAAATTTAATAGAGCTTTGAGTTATAAAGACTATGTGCAAAGTATAAATAGTGCTGATTTTATAGCTTATTTAGATGATAAAAAATGGCTTTTAGCCATGGATGATCTGCTTTTCTTTTGTGAAAAGAGAATCAAAGATAGTGATTATTATGAAGGTTAAAAATGGGAACAAGCTTAAATGAGTTAAAAACAGGTAGAGAAAAACTTGAGATTATAAATCAAGTTTTGTCAAGAATTTCAAATGTTGCTACTGCTTTAGATAATACTAGAATAGAAGAAATTGTAGGACTAAAAGAACAAGTTAATAATTTTTATAATCAAACTTTAAATCTTAAAAATTTAGTTGTAAAAAATAGCGAGCTTACTCAAAGCAATACTGATTTTACTAAAAACAAAAGAAATGAAATTGAAAAAATAAGCAATGAAATAAAAAATACTTTAAATAATATAGAAGAAATCTACAACAACATTATAAAATCAGAAAAAGATATAAGCAATGGAGTTAATTTTGTTAAAGACAAATATCCTGAACTTAATGAGTTTAATAAAAATTTTGAAATTATAAAAATAAAACTTGAAGAATATTACAACATAGCTGTTGATTTTAATGCAGGTCTTAAAAAAATAGAGGAAAACAAAAATCTTACCAAATCCTATTTAGATTTATCCATAGAACTTAAGCAACAAATCTTACAAGAACTAGAACACGCACAAAGTATTAAAGAAGATTTGCATTCTAATATAGAGCTTGTAAATAAACTTGTTTCAAATATCGTGGCAACAAAGAATGAGATTATATCTATAACCAATAATTTTAAAAATGTAAAATCAGAAGTTCAAAATATAGTTAATGATGCTGAAGCAACAATAAAGCTTAAAATAAACACTATTCTTTTTGAAAATCAAAGATTAAATCAAAATATGATTGATCTACTAAAGCGTTGCGAGAAGCTAGAGGATGAAATAGTAGGAAAATATGAAGATATTTTGAAAATAGAAGATCTTATAAACTCATCAACTGGAATTATAAATGATTTGAGAGAAGCAGTAAAACAAAGTGAACAAATAAGCGAAGATATGAGAAGTTTTACAGCTATTATCAACGATTTCAAAACAGAAATTTCTAATCTAAAAGCAGATTTAGAAAGCTATGGCGAAAGATTAAAAGGGCAACTTGATTTAAAATTAGCACAAGCAAACTCAAGTGTAGATGCTAAGATTTCAAGCATTGAGACTCTAAAAAATCAAATTGAAGCATATGTAGAAGCTAATAAAAATACCGTAGATGTGGCTTTAGCTAACTTTATAGAAAGATCTAAAATAGCTAATGAAGATTTAGGAAGATTGGCTGAAGTAGCAAGAACAGAACTTGCTAATGATAAAACAGCTATTGAAAGCTATTTGCTAGAACTTAAAAAAAGTATCGTTGATGAAATGAAAGAAGTGTCAAATAGCGTTACAGATGAAACAAGTGGAATATTAGCTCAAAAAAACCAAATAGAGCTTATCATATCACAAGGAAAATCAGATTTAGATGCTTTATTCAACAACTTTAACTCAAATTATCAAAACAAACTTAACGAATTTAATTCTAATACTAATGAGAAATTAGCTTCTATTAATTCACTCAGTGAAGAAAGTATAACAAATATACAAAATAAAACAGATGAAAATATAAGCAGATTAGATACAGCCAGCGAAGAAAAACTAGCTAAATTTGATGAAATTATAAAAGATAATTTGGGTGGAATTTATTCTCACATTTTTTCAATCGAAAATGTTTTATTTGATAAAAAAATAATTAAATTAAGTTATAAGGAGTAAAGAATGGCGGACTTAGAGCAAGTTGTAAATGATTTAAATTTGGCATCACAAAGCTTACAAGAGTTAAGAGAAAAATATGATGGTGCTTTAGATTTACTAGATAATAAAAATACAGAAATAACAGGTGCGCTAGATAGTGCAAAATCTGATGCACTACAAGAAATACAAACTATAAGCGATACAGCTACAAGTCAAATTTCGCAGTTAAAAGACACATCCTTAAATTTGGTCAACGAAGCTAAAAATACAGCTACAACTGAAATATCAAATAAAAAGGAAGAGCATAAACAAGAGTTAGAAACTAAGAAGAATGAATATATTAATGAAATTGATGCAAAAGCTAATGAGTATGATATTGCCAATATTAATGCGCAAGTTCAAGCTATGGATACCAAAATAACCGAGCAGATCAATGGTGCAAAAACGGAATTAAATTCGAAAATAGACAATAAGGTAACAAAAACTGGAAATGAAACTATAGCAGGCGTTAAGACATTCTCTAGTTCAATAGTAATACCAAATGCAACTGCCAATAACCATGCGACAAATTTAGGTCAATTAAATGGAAAAGTTGCAAAAACTGGAAATGAAACTATAGCAGGTGTAAAAACATTCTCAGTACCACCTGTATCAGCAACTAATCCTACTGCTAACAATCAAGTAGCAAACAAATCATATGTAGATACAGTCGGAAATAGCAAAGTTGCATTAAGCGGAAATCAAACCATAGCAGGTGTAAAAACATTTAATGCAGCGCCTGTGTGTGGTGCTAATCCCACACAAGATGCACAATTGGCAAGAAAATGGTATGTGGATTATGGCGGCGGAATTAAGAACTTAGGAAATCAAACAGCACCAAAAATAGATTTAAGACAAGCTCAGCATTTTATCTTAACAATGACAGCCAGAGGAGCTATTGGTATAGCAAATTGGGGTGGAGCAGGTAAAAGTGGAACTATCACTGTCAATAATGCTCAAAATATCACTGCTTTTTCGGCCCCTTTTAAATTTAGAGTAGCTCAAAGTGGATTTAGTGGCACTGAAACTTTTGCTTATTTTTGCATAGCTTCGAATAATGTAAGATTAGTAAGGACTTAAAATGAACTGCCTCCTTCTTTCTAATAATGGTATAGCACTAAATTTACCTCCATCTTTAGGAGGCTCGGTTGCAAATTATAATTATATGTTAAAGCTAGACATGATTTATAAACAAGCAGTGGTATTGCCATCAAATATTAATAATAAAGAAGTGGTTATGTTAGGCGAAGTTTGGACGACTGGAAATATGTCTAATAAAACTTCTGCAAATACTTTGCATATCACATGGAACAATTTTAACTCTAGTGTAGAATTGCATGCTTTAAGTAAATATTACACTGCCAATGCAAAAATCAAAGTAGAGAAAAAATTCAATTTTGGAAATATTGATAATTTACAAATAATGCTAAGTTCTTGGCAAAGTGGTAGTGCAAATGCAAGTGCTGGTTGGAACTTAAATGATGGGAATAGATTAAACCCAAGAGCAAATTTAACATTATACTGGAATTAAGAAAGGATAAATATGTTTTATGATTTAAAAAATAAAAGTTTAAAATATGATGATATTTTTTTAAAAGATGTAAAAATACAGAACGAAGAAGGTGAAATTGATGCACAGGATACTTATTTCTTAAGTGCTTGCGATGATGGGCTTTTAAAAGAGCTTGGTTTTGCTAAAGTTAAAGAAGAAGAAGCGCCAAGCTTTAATGAAAAAACACAGAAGCTTAACCAAGTTCAAAATTACGATGAAAAAAGTAATCTTTATATTATTTCTTACGAGATTAAAGAAAAAACCTTAGAAGAGTTAAAAGAATTAAAATTAGAAGAGTTAAAAGCAATAAAAGAAGAAAAGCTTTTATTTATGCCTTTTAAAAATACTACATTTCAAATTGATACTGAAGCAAAAATTAATATCAGCGGAAAAGTTAGCGAGATAATGTTAGCAAATCTCAATAATACTCCTTTGGAAAATATTGCTTGGATTGATAAAGATAATAAAATCATTACATTTAACAAAGAAGAATTTTTAGAATTTGGGGTTAATATTGCTAAATATACGGAAAGTATTATTTTTAAAAATGATGAACTAAGAAATAAAGTGAAAAATGCCACATCTTTAGAAGAATTAAATTTAATTGCATGGGAGAGTGAAAAATGAGTACTGAAAATATAATAAAAGAAGGTGCTATACTCGGTTCTTTAAGTGGATCTGCATTATTAGGATTGATGGTTTTTGTCTTAGCTGGGATTGCATGGCATTTATATAAAACTTTACATAAAGAAGCTGGGGAAAGAACAAAAGAACTTATAAGTGAAACCAAAAATACTAATGTTCTTATTAGAGAACAAATTGCAGTATCCAGAGCAAGCAATGATAGCTTAATCAAATTTATACAAACGCATTGCTCTAAAACTAACGATAAGCTAGAAGCTATAGAAACAGATCTTATGCGAATGGATGAAAGGCTTGTTAAGCTTACTCAAATAAGAAATGATGAGTTAAGAATGATTTATAAAAGAAAGGAAAACGAATGAAAATTGCATTTTATAAAGTTAAAGAAAATGACAAATCTACTTTTCTTGATAAAGCAATAGCTTTTTTTACTTCATCTTGGAAAGAAAGATTAAATGGAGATTTTTTAAATTCCTATTCTCACTGTGAAATAATCTTAGACAATTTAATGATTAGCTCAAGTCCTAGAGATAAAGGAGTAAGAATAAAAGAATTTAAAGACACTGGCAGATGGGATTTTATAGAAATCAATGATATAAATGAGACAAAAATAAAAGAATTTCTTTACTCTCAAATAGGAAAAAAATATGATTTTTTAGGAATTTTGGGTTTTTTCACATTCACAAAAGATAGTGAAGACAAATGGTTTTGCTCTGAAATCATAATAAGAGCGTTGCAAATAGGCGGCTTGGTTGAACTAGGAGATATGAATGCAGGAAGTTCAAGTCCTAATAGATTATATAAAAAACTAAAGGATACAAATGAAAATTAAAATCATTAGAAGATACACAGGTAAAACTTGTGTTATAGGCAAATTTAAAGTTTTTAGTGATGATAAATTGTTGCTTGAATGCTTTGCATTGGAAGAAGACAAAGAAGGTTTAGAAAGTGGCAAAGATTTAAGAATACCTGAAGGAAATTATAATTTAAGAAGACACACACCTTCACGATTTGAAAATACTTTAAGAAGCATTACAAAAAAAGATGATGATACAATGATAAATGTTTATAATGATGAAGTTCCAGCAAGTCGTGCAATTTTAATACACTGGGGAAACACTGACAAAGACACACAAGGTTGTATCTTGCTGGGGCTTACTAAAGATAATAATAATGAAAGTGTCGGTCAAAGCAGACAAGCTTGTAAAGAATTTTATGATTTGGTGTATGGTAAAAATCTTGAAGACATTAAATTAGAAATAACAAATGAATTAGCATAGAAAGGAGATAAAAGTTTAAGTAGGTTACCAAATAATCCCCCTAAAAAGGGGACAAGACTAATAAGCCTTGACAATAATTATACATAAGAGTATAATTATAACGATTATTTGGTGATATGTAGTCATAAAAATCACCCACTTTCAAGGGTAAAATTTAGCCATAGGGGGCTAGACCTACGGCTAACCCTTAGGGGTATTATATAAAAACCTTACTTAAACTTCTAAAACAAAATATGATAAATCTTTTATCTGGAAATGCAAAGCTTTATATAGCCTTAGCTTTAATGACAATTTTAACAGGATATTTTTATCTAAGACTTGATAGCACAAAGGCAAAATTAGAAAAAAGTCAAAGTGATTTAGCTTTGGCTTTAAAAGTCAATGAAAATAATCAAGAAAAATTAAAAGAATTAAATCAAATTCATAAAACAGAATTAAAGGCTTTAAATGAAGCAAACAATCAAAAAAATCAAGTACAAGAAAGGGTGCAATATGTTAAAGAATATATTTATAAAAGCAATGAAAATAATATTACCAAGCTTTTTAACGATGTCGTTGATAGGTTGTGGGACGACAACTGCGCAAGTAGTAACCAAAATAGAAATTCAAAAAGTGAAAATACCACAAGAGCTACTAACACTAAGCCCCATTGAAAAGCCAATAGTAAAAAATGAACTAGATATTTTAAATGCTTATTCTATGCTTTTTTACAAATACAAACAGTGTGAAATTCAGATAAGCAAAATAAAGGAGCTAAATAATGAGTAATACAAATGTTGATTACAACAAAAGACTTGAAGCATTTAAAGAAATTTATCCGCAAATTTTAGAAATGAGTTTAGCGGAAAAATCTCCATTTGGAGAATTTAAAAAGCTTTTAGAACAATTTGGAAACGATAATGTTATAAGAAATGACCAACAATTTCAAAGCTTGGCACAAGCGTTGGTAAGTGTTGGACAAACCATAGTGGCTCAAAGTCAAAATACAGCTTTATCCATGATTTTACAAGGCGATGAAAACGAGCTTAATGCTGAAAAAGCTTTACTTTTAAGAGCTCAAACAGAAACAGAAAAAGCAAAGCCCGCATTAATAGCTAGACAAACTGCTCAAATAGATGATAATTTAAGAATAGAAGCTGCAAAAGTTACACAGAATGTTCAATTTGGATATTGTGCCGGTGGTCTTGATATACCACAAGAAATTATGAAGCTTGTTAAAGAAAAGATAAAAAATATAGAAAAGTTTTCATAATGCTTATAGATGAAAAAAGGCTTATGAGAAATTATACTCTTAAGCCTGCTTATCCATCAAACATAGGAGAATTGGATACAGGGGAAGTATATAAACAATGGTTTACCTATGCTATGATAGGGGTAAATAAATATGTTGAGCTTTTGCACAAACAACTTGTAAGAAAAGGTAGGAGTTATAGCCAAAACGCAACACATCCTCTTTACCCAAACTCCTATATTGTAAAAAAATATAACATAAAAAGTGCATCGACAGCCCCTTATGATAAACATAGTCACGGCAATTTGGGCTTAAATCAATTTTTCGTGGGTCAAGATCCGTACAAACCCTATAAAGGAGATCCTAGCAGTAAAAATGGAATATATCATGATATTTGCGAGATAAGAACTAAATATAATTTAGGAAATATGCAATATTATTATGGTTTTCCAAACAATTTAACTCTTTTATTTGAAAAAGAAAAAGCTTGGAAATATCACGGAAAAGGATTTTTTTATATCGATGAAAAAATAAATTTTAAAGATATATTAAATAAGGCATTGGAAAATATAAATTATGAAATGCTTATAAACGATATCGAAGTAGTTATTTTTTGCCAAACCATCCAAAAAAATAATGAATGGATATATCCTAGTATTGATGATATTAAAATACCAAACATTAAAGTGGAAAATGTTGAATTTAAACCAACTTTTGGAAAACCTTATAAAAAATTATGCATTGATGTTGAAAAATTTTATAATGATTTTAAAGAATTAAATAAAAATATATTTAGAATCGAAAAAGTAGAAATAGCCTATAATGTATATGAGAAAGCACAAAAAACTAGAGAGAGTGATCCGAGTAAAATATATTATACTTTAACAAGCAAAAAAGTATCTTTTTTTGAAGTATTTAACTCAATAAAAGAAATATATAAATGCAAATATGCAACTCCTTTATGTTTTTATAATGGTTTTAATTTAGTTTGTTATGAAGAGCCTTATGTTGCTTATTCTTACCTCAATAATCAAAGCTTTGGAAAAAAAGATACAAGTGTTACGCCAAGTATATATCCATTATATAGAAAAAACTCAAATTTACCTTATGGGCGTAGAGATAGATGGTTTGCATTATGGGATAGTTTTTATTATCTTTATGTATACGAAAAATCAAGCAAAGGAATTTTAAGCTTTTTGGCACCTATTGTTACTATCGTTTTAGCTGTAGCTACTTGGTGGATGAACGGACAAGGTGCATGGCTAGGAACATTGATAGGAGTGAATGCGGGTGTAGCTGCGAGTATCACACTAGGAATTAGCTTAGGTTTAGCCATAGGTTCACTTACTGGAAATAAATTATTTTCAATTCTTAATGCTGTTTGGGGTTTGGTTAATTTTTTAGGTGATTGGCGTGCTAATAATTGGAATTTAGCTGCAGATTTTGCAAAAAATACAGCACAAGCAGCACAAGAAATGACAACTTTTGAATCAACTTTAAATATTGCGGGTAATTTATTAAGCGGAGCTAGTAAGATTTTTGATGTGGTACAAAGCATTACAGCTAATACCCCTGATATGATAAATGAGCAAAAAGGTAGCGATTTAGACAACAATGAAGGCGGAAATGGGAGCGAAGCTTTTGAATTAGCAAAAGATATGATTAATCCTACAATATGGTATAATTTTGAAACTGCAGATATATTAAATGAAAAAATAGAAAAGAAAGAAAAACCTATTTTTATATTCTAAAAAGTTATTGACCTAGCTATTGACTTTGTAAAAATATATAAAATAATTATATGTAAATATAGGCAATATCTCTATATTATTCAAATCTCGCTAACCGCACCATTTATACTTCTTTTAGCTTTTTTCAATTTTTTTTACTTCTTTTTAATTATCTATAAAATAGGCTTTTGTAGCTATATAAAGCCTAAATTAAAGTTTTTTCCATTAAAATCCATTTTGAAACTTTTTTCCTAACTTTTCTCCTAACTTTTTATTTTTTATTCCAAAAAGTTAGGAAAAATCGATACAAAGAACCTATTTTAAATTATGAGTGATATGTTTCAAAAAACATCCAACTATCTCTAGATGATTTTAGTAAAACCCTAAACAATAGATCTTAAAAAATTATAGATAGCTTTTTATCTTTCCTTATTTAAAGCAAAAAACCAAAAATATTTTTTTACCCTCTCAAGAGTGATTAGAATACCTTTGGTTCTTTTTATCATAAAACATAGTTAAAATTATATATAATCTCAAAAACCAAAAGGAGCTTATTTTATGGAAAATAATCAAAACAAACAAGAAAAATTAGAAAGCGTTAATATAGACAAACCTATAGAGAAAAAAGAGGAGGATTTGTTCAGTAGAAATTCAGTAGCAGAACAACTAAATACAATTATTAAAAATTATAAAGAAGAAGATAGTATTACTTTTGGAATTATAGGTGATTGGGGTAGTGGAAAGACCTCTTTCGTTAATATGACTTTGGAGGATTTTAAAGATGATGAAAATTTCATTATAGTGAAATTTAATCCTTGGAATATCTCTACTAGAAAAAAACTTATCAGCGATTTTTTTACAACGCTTGCCAAAGAAATTCGTAAAGCTTCATTTCCAAAATTTAAAATTAAAAATTTAAAAAAATATATTCTCATGCAAAATTTAAATTTTTATCTGAAGTACCTAATAAACTAG